CAAAGCATCGGGCATACTTACTTGAAGTTTGTAATTGACAATATTTTAAACTTTGATGAAGTTGATCAAGCAGTAGCCGAGTATCGTGCAGCGGGCTTCAGCGGCCAAGTTTATGTGATGCCCGTAGGCGGCACAGACAAGGCATACTTTTCAAACACACGACACATTGCAGACGAAGCAATGGCGCGCGGTTATCGTTATAGTCCAAGGCTACACGTAGATATTTGGTCTAACGGTTGGGGCAAGTAATGGAAACTAGGACAAGGACCTTAGTTAAAACTATCATCTATAGGATTTGGGTTATATGCTCAACCTATGTGATGTTGTTGATAACAGGACAAAGTCTAACGCAGGCCCTTGTTCCTACTATTATTATAAATTGTGTTTGGATGACATCGTACTACCTGTATGATAGACTTTGGGCAAATATTAAATGGGGTAAAGAATAATGTACGGAACAGGCTACACGGGAGGGGATCCAATGAAAGCACAAACACCAGCAGAAGGCATTATGCTTTACAAAGACTGGGGACCTAGTAAGATGTACAAAGTCATGTGCGAGTGCGGCGACGATAAATGCTCACACACTGTTGATATCGAAGCCGATGATTGTAGCATTGTAATTACAACATACACTACTCAGAAATCTAAATGGTGGTCAATGAACCGCTTTCAAATTATTTGGACATTGCTTACCAAAGGTTATATCGAATACCAAGCATCTATTCATATGACAAGACAGCAGGCTCTTAATTATGCAGAGACGTTGAAGTCTGCGATCAAAGATGTTGAAGAATTTCGCGATCTGAATTCTTCAACAACAACTTAATAGCTATATATTAGTATGGATTCAATTGAACACGCTAATAATACAAATCCGTGTGTGGGAATTTGTGCATCTGACAATGCTGATATGTGCATTGGTTGTTTACGAACACAAGAAGAACGCAACGAATGGTATAGTCAGACTAATGAATGGAGAAACCAAGTGATAGTAGAATTAAAGCAAAGAGAAGAAGATGTATTCGGACGGGATATTTAAAATGTTTGAATTTATTAAAAAGTTCTTTAAGAAGAAGCAGACTGCAAAGTCAATGCGGAATAGCACTGAGCCTTGGGTAAATGTGGTACATGCACACCTTGCGCAGGATAATCCCAAGCAGGGATATTTCGAACTCGAATGGAATCCAGCATTTGTGCAGTTCCTACGCGGTGGTGGTTATCAAGGTTCCAGTCCCGAAGAAATTGTGGACCAATGGTTCACTGACATGTGCCGTAATGTCAGTATGGACGGGCAAGCTGCTGGGGACTTCATTTCTGACGCAGGACGCCAGGCCACCAATGACAGGACCAGAAAACAATAATCTAAATTGTCATTGACGATCTATCACTTTGATGCTATAATAACACATGACCTATTTAATTGTTGATGCTGCTAATCTCTTTTTCCGTGCTCGCCATGTGGTACGAACTGGTGATCCTGAAGAACGTGTGGCCATGTGCTACCACATTATCCTTGCTTCGGTCCTGCGTCAATGGCGTGAGCGCAAGGGTCAGCACGTTGTATTCGCATTTGAAGGACGAAGCTGGCGCAAGGACGTTTACAAACCTTACAAGGCCAATCGATCCGAAGGCCGTGCTAAACATACTCCCAAAGAAGCAGAAGAAGAAAAACTGTTCTGGGAATCGTTTGACAAGTTCCACGAGTACATCAGCACTCGTACCAATGTGACAGTGCTGCGCAACAGCGTCACAGAAGCAGACGATTTCATTGCACGTTGGATTCAATTGCACCCAAGCAACAACCACATCATTGTTTCAAGCGACACAGACTTTGAACAACTGATTGCACCAAATGTGCAATTGTTCAATGGTATCTCAGGAGTGCTTACCACACACGAAGGATACTTTGATGAAAAAGGCAAGCCAATTAAAGACAAGAAGACCAAAGAAGTAAAGCCTGCGCCTGATCCAGAGTGGCTGTTGTTTGAAAAGTGCATGCGCGGCGACACCAGCGATAACATCTTTTCTGCATATCCAGGCGTGCGTACAAAGGGTACTAAGAACAAAGTTGGCCTCGAAGAAGCCTTTGCAGATCGCAATAACAAAGGCTTCATGTGGAACAATCTAATGCTTCAGCGTTGGACCGATCATGAAGAAGTTGAACATCTTGTGCGTGATGATTACGAACGTAACCGTGCTATTATCGACTTAAACGCACAGCCAGCTAACATTAAAGATATACTCGACGCAGGCATTGCTGAAGCAGTACAGAAACTAAAGTATCCATCAGTAGGACCCCATTTTATGAAGTTCTGTGGTAAATATGATTTACAGAAGGCTTCAGATAATGCTCAACAACACACCGAATGGCTTGCGGCAGCTTACAACTAAATTAGGAATTGGATTTGTAATAGGATTCATTCTAGTTTTCTCGTGGCCTGCTGTAGCTGAAGTATTTCAACTTGAATCACAGTGGACTTGTGGTAATACTTCAGAACTTGGCAAGGAATTGCAAGGGCATGGAGAACAAATAGTTGGTGTAGGCACAATGGACGATGTTGTAATCATATCAATTTGGGTCAACTTAGAGTCCCGGGCATGGACTATAGTTGCAAGCCCCAGCGCAAAAAAAGAAACCAGCTGCATTGTAATTCATGGCGATAAATTTAAATCAATTCCAATCACTCCAGGTGTATCTGTGTAATTGATTCATTATATACGCACTTATGATAAATAAGTGTATGAGTCGACCTAAACCCAACATACTATTAACCTATACAAACCCTCGCACTTATAAGAGTGAGGAAGTTCTTTCAGCTGATGCAATTTATGCTGTATTCTATAAGGACAAACCAATTAACCTACGTACTTTAAACAGTCTTGTAAGCTACCCTGGGCCTAAGTACAAAAAAGTATCCTTTAGCAATCCCGGGCATGCATTCAATTTGGCAGACAAGCTAAACAAGTTGTTTAAAACAGAAGACTTTAGTGTTATTGAATTAAAGCAAGGACGTAAACTCAGTGAGTCAGGAACTAGCTACAAAGATCAGTGATTTCTTAGCGAAGTATCCGCTCCCAGCAATCTGGGAGAATACTAAGATAACACCTTACTCGATTTTTAAAAATTACCAACCAGGTAAGCACAAAGGGCTACGCCTAACAAATTTTGGTTGGGAATTAATGAAGCCGCACTTTCGGTATTGGTCATATCAGTGTAGCCCTGGCTGGAGTCCTAAGCCCGGACACCTAATAGGACTTGAGCAGCACTTGGATTGGCCATACTATCACGGTGCTGGATACTTCCGTATATTTGGTGAGCAAGACGCTATGGAAATCCGTTTAGTAAACGATGATATTATTCTTTGGTTAAACGGATTAAGTAGAAAAGCACAAGGAAAAGGTTAGCTTTCTTTTACTGTGTTCCAGTAATGCATTAGTGCAGTAATGCCGATGCCAATAAAGACAGCATACGCCAAGTTGAACGCAAATGTGCTGGCTGTGACAATTAACATAACTGCTGAATCAGCCTGTTTAAGTTTTAAGCTAGACCAATCAAACGTGTGATAGCAGACCACACACATAACTCCAATTAGTGCTGCAAGTGGAATACTTTCAATAACAACACTGGCAAATAAAATGTAGGCCAATATGCACAGGGCCTCTACTACACCTGCTAAACGGTGATGGCCACCTGCTTCCAAGTTAATAACAGTTTGTCCAATCATAGCACACCCGCCCATACCGCCAAACAAGCCAGTTAGAACATTGCCTGCACCTTGGGCCATGCTTTCTTTGTTAGGTTGGTTAACTCCTCCAATGGTCTTATCAACTAAGTTTGCAGTTAGTAATGTTTCAATTAACCCAATACCAGCTAACACAAAACTATAAGGTGCAATGATCTTTAGTGTGTCCAATGTCATTGGCACATCGGGCCAGGCAAACGTCGGGAACGCACCCGATACTTCAGCTACATCCTTGACCAAGCGTGTATCTAATCCAAACATTAATACAACTGCGGTAGTCAACGCAATACCAAATAAACTACCAGGAATATGTCGAGTAATCATTGGGGCGGTAACGACTCCAATGATAGTTAAACCTATTAGTCCAAGCATTGTGTACAGTGGCATGCCAGCTTCGGGAATCTGATGGAACTGTGCTGTAAAGATTACAAGTGCAAGGCCGTTTACAAAGCCTGTCATGACTGCCGGGCTAACCAGTTTAATCAGCTTGCCAAGTTTAAACATACCAAACATTACCTGTATCAATCCCATTAAAATAATACAAGCAAACAAATACTGTACACCATGCGCAATAACCAATGCCACCGAAACCACTGCTAGGCTACCTGCTCCTCCACTGATAAGGCCAGGCCTGCCACCAAATAGTGCTGTAAATAATCCTAAGATAAAAGCTGCATAAAGTCCTACCAATGGATTAACATGGGCAAGGATAGCAAAAGCAACAACCTCCGGTACCATTGCAAGACTGGTTGTTATACCAGCAAGTGTGTTTTTTAATATGTTCTGCATAGTCCTACTTATGGTAAATATTTCTATGCAGAATTGGCAACCGTATGTTCAAGCAGGATGGGAATTGGTATCTGAAGCGCAGGGTATTAGCAAAACATATTTGCAGCCCGATGTTGAAGCATTCCTTGTTCATACTATAGCACGGACGTTTGAACGTACTGATATATGGGACGAACCAATTGCTATTAAACTGCTGACTGCACAAAACAAGGCCGGCCTAACTAAGCGCATTAACTTGCGTAGTGTAGGTGAAGAATGTTTATTAATTGATGCCTGGCAACTCAAGCAAGCTAAATGGCCCAATGCCAAATACTTTGCAGATATGGGAGAAATTGCATTTGGTATGGCAAGTATAGCAACCACCCCAGTGGATTTACTGCTAGAATTAGCCAGTATAAACTTTGGTCGCATGAGTCAAGTACTAAGACACGCAAGAGACTTGGCAAATCGCTAATAGTTGCTAAAATACAACACTTTTTCCTTAAAAAAGAGCCAAAGAAGCTTCAAAAACGGTTGACTCTTGGCTCTAATCGCGCTATAATACATATACTATGAAACGGACTACTATCACTGTTAAAATTGAGCGTCAAAAGCGCCGTTGTGTGGAACTGTACTCTGCAAATACCCCTTTTAAAGGTCGGGTTGAGCAGAGTCGTGTTGCATATAAACGACATGCAAAGACTCAAAAACAGGTTGACAAGGACCTGGATCAATAGTATAATAACACTATTGCGGAAAGGTTCTGCAATATGTTTAACACACACACTAAGGAAAATTATGTCTACCCAAGTTAATGCTGTCGCTACCCGTGTTCGTCCTTCGCGTTCTAAGGCTGCTGTTGCCGAACGTGCCGCTTTGCAGGCAATGTCGCTTGTGGTTGTTGCTCCAGTAGCAGAAGCAGTAGTTGAAGCTGCAATTGAAGCAATCGTTGCAGGCGAAACATTTACCCATGTTGGCTATGCCACCGACAAAAAGGGCAAAGGTGCTGTTCGCTACACTAACGACAAGCGCCGTACTCGTACACTAGTCCGCGCTGGCTGCACTGATGTTAAATTCGTTGAGCTGCCTGCCCCAATGTCTAAAGCAGACATTGACGCATCCGAGTTCATCGCACAAGTTATGCCAGTGATTGCTGAAACTGCTGTTGCCTAAATACAACGAACTAGTAGTTGACAAAGTCTGCTAGTCCTGTTATAATTAACGCTTAAACAAATTTTTACCTGGAGTTAATAATGGCATCTACTGTTGAAACCCGCACTGTTAAAATCAGCGAGTGCAAGCCTATCCTACGCCGTGCAGTTGCAAAACGCCGCCCTGTCTTTGTCTGGGGTCCTCCAGGTGTTGGCAAGTCAGATATGGTCAATCAAGTTGCCGCAGAATGGCCCAATTCTACTGTGGTAGATTTGCGTATGGCGCTGATGGAC